GGTGTTGGTAATAGCGAGAATTGTTTGAACTTATTAACTAAATACGTAAATTTACGTTTTTGGTTAGTAGGAACACTCAATTCCACGATTTTATTCCAGAAGTCTGGAGAGTTGCTCTGTAAATAAAGAGGAAGAAATCCTCTTTCTTTAGCAGACTCCAATGCCTGTGCTAGTAAAGGATATAGGGAGATAGTCTCTACTAACGCCGGTATTGGACACTGAGTTATTTCTGAACCTTTGTAGTAGAATCTCTTAGCAAATTCAAATAGGTCTTCACCTATATGAGTTTTTACTTTCGAGATTTCTACTCCAAGTTCATTCATAACCTCCAGATAGCTAGTTGCTAATTTTCTGTCCATAATGACTATATCGTCTCCTAGGAGACGATATGGAAGGTCTTTCATATCCATACCTATTCGTAGAGCACTTATGTGTACTACGACATGGTGTGAAAGTGAAAACACCCCTCAAGAGCTCTTCGCTCCTAAAGGTTGACCTGTCTGGAACGTGATTGATCTACCATTTGGTAATTCAAACTCGTAACCGACCATTATATGAGCTCACGCTTCACTTTTACTTGAATCACCGTACAGATGTTCTACTACTTTCTTTTGGAAAGATAGTGGGAACCTATCTGTTGCGGCTTTTGAGTCAAATGAGGCGAAGAACTTATATCCCCCGTAAAGAAGAGACCTAAAACCTGCATTCTGATCGAATGTAGAGTCTTGGGGTAGATCTTTTAAAATACCGAATACATGATCATGTAAGCTCGAAAGAGCCATTTGACTTATGTATTCGAATATAGCAAAAGGTCTACTTTTCCCTTCTTTGTCTTCTTTTATAGATATTTTCCTTAACCTTTTGGTCTTTGCAGGCTTTATACTGAATATTCATGTACATAGCTTGACAATGCTCCAAAAAGGCTTTTAATGACAATACAGACTTACCGAAGTAAGAATCTGTACCACCATTTAGGTCAATACAACTATTAAGAAGACGTTCTGGAAGATTTAGAAGATCTTCCATGGCACGAAGGATAGACAGACCATTTGGACCTGCTGTAGAGATTCATGTGAATCCTGAGAATTCAGTATTCATAGAACCTCGTCTAATGCCCATTTTGTTCAAAACAATCGATATTTCTGATTGAGGTATAGTATCTTTATAAGTACTACCCTCAGTCATTGTATCAGTTGCTACGAC